TCGGCACGGGCATCAAGCCGCAGGCGATGCATCCGGACGCGGCGGTCAGGGAGCAGGTCCAGGCACTCTGGCTGCGGTGGACCGATGATGCGGATGCCTCCGGATTGACCGATTTCTACGGGCTCCAGGCACTCGCGTGCCGTTCGGTCATGGAAGCAGGCGAATGTCTGGTGCGTCTGCGGCCGCGGCTGCCGAAGGATGGCTTGTCAGTCCCGCTGCAACTTCAGGTACTCGAAGCCGAGCATTTGCCGACCAGCTTGTCCCAGGTTCTGGCAACCGGCAACTACATCCGCGCGGGCATCGAGTTCAACGGCATCGGGAAACGGGTTGCCTATCACCTGTACCGGGAGCATCCCGGCGACGCCCTGAATCCGTTCCTCTCGGCCGACCCGATGCGGGTGGGAGCGGATTACGTCCTCCATCTGTTCCGGCCGCTCCGCCCGGGTCAGTTGCGCGGTCAGCCGTGGCTAACGCAGGTCCTGATCAAGCTCTACGAGCTCGATCAGTACGACGACGCCGAACTGGTCCGGAAGAAGACGGCGGCCATGTTCGCCGGCTTCGTCACGAAGAACGCGCCGCAGGATTCACTGCTGCCCGAGGTTAACGCGGATGCGAATGGCGTAGCGGAAACGAGCCTCGAGCCGGGTACTCTCCAGGTGCTCCTGCCCGGGGAGGACGTGAAGTTCTCTTCGCCTGCTGACGTCGGGGCGACCTACGAGACGTTCATGCGTGTGCAGTTGCGCAGCATCGCCGCCGGGATGGGCATCACCTACGAGCAGTTGACTGGCGACCTCACGGGCGTCAACTACTCCTCGATCCGCGCTGGCCTGCTGGAGTTCCGCCGCCGGTGCGAAGCGTTCCAGCACCAGGTGATCGTGTTTCAGATGTGCCGCCCGATCTGGCGGGCCTGGATTGACGCTGCGGTCGGGAGCGGCGCGCTACCAACGACCAAAGATCTCACGCCGTACTACGACGTGAAGTGGATCCCGCCCGGCTTCGCGTGGGTCGATCCGCTGAAGGACATCAAGGCTCAGATCATGGCCGTGCGCGCCGGCTTCAAGAGCCGCGCCGAGGTCGTTTCCGAACAGGGCTACGACGCCGAAGATATCGACCGCGAAATCGCCGCCGACAACGCACGAGCCGATGACCTCGGCCTCGCTTACGATTCCGATCCGCGAAAGGAAAGCAATGACGCATCTGCCACATCTGGCGACGCGAGTGTTCGACACTCCACTGCTGATAGCGCCACAGAAGCTTGAGATCATCCTCGGCGTTCTGGCGCCGCACCTCGGCCTGGACATTCCGCCTTCATCTGCTGCAGCCTCTGCCGACCGACCGTCAAGGAAGCCCTACGAGGTCACACCCGATGGCATTGCCATCATTCCGATCGAGGGCACGCTCGTGCACAAATCTTACGGGCTCGATGCGTTCTCGGGTCTCCGGTCGTATGTGGACCTGCAGGAGGAGATCGAGGATGCGGCCACCGATCCTGCGATCAAGGGCATCTTGCTGGATATCGATTCGCCCGGCGGTGAGGTGGCCGGCGTTTTCGACCTGGCGGACACAATCTATTCCGCACGTACTGCAAAGCCGGTCTTCGCGGCTGCGAATTCCGACGCCTTCAGCGCCGCGTACCTGCTCGCGTCCGGGGCCCAGCACATCTACGCCGGACGGACTTCTGGTCTGGGCAGCATCGGCGTGATCGTCACGCATCTGGACGTGAGTGCCAGTGATCAGAAGCTGGGCTACAAGTACACCATCATCCACGCCGGGGCGCGCAAGGCCGATTTCAATCCGCACGCGCCACTCGCCGACGAGGCACGCGCCGTCATCGAAGCCGAGGTCGACCGCACTTACCAGTTGCTGGTCGGCGCCGTCGCACGGAATCGCGGCTTGGCCGAATCTGACATTCGCCAGACGCAGGCAGGCCTCTACTTCGGTGGTGATGCCGTCGCAGTTCGGCTGGCAGACCGAGTGGGCACGCGCCAGGATGCCCTTACCGATCTTCGCAATGCTATCAGCGGCCCTACCGCCGCCTCAGTCCAACTCAAAGGAAACGCCATGAACGAAGAACAACGCGCGGCCGAGGCCACGCCCTCTGCCGCAGATATCGAAGCCATCCGGGCGGAGGCGTACCGTCAGGGGTACGCCGATGCCACGGAAATCGTGGACCTCTGCGAACTCGCCGGCATGCCGCGCCGCGCGGCAGGGCTGCTTGCGAAGCAAACCACGCCGGAAGCGGCCCGGCAGCAGCTCATGGAGGCTCGGGTCAACGAGGACGCGCCGGAGATCCGGTCCCATGTCATGCCCGAGACCGGCACGACGGCCAAGCCGTCGCTCGCCAACAACCCCGTCATGAAGGCCGTCGAGAGGCTGGCCGGAAAAGGAGTGAATTGAAATGCCCGTTCAAACCGAACGCAATTACCTGGGCGATTGGCTCAAGTTCGAGGCCGATAACCACTACAGCCGCGACATCGTGACTGTGCTGGCCGGGAGCGGCGCCGACCGCGCACTGCTTACCGGCATGGTCCTCGGCCGGATCACGAAAGGCACGGCCGCGAGCGCCGCCGTTGCGGGTAACACCGGCAATGGCACCATCACCGCCGCCCCTGCGGTGGGGCAGGCCGCCAAACCCGGCGTTTACCGGGTCGTGTGCATCGAGCCAGCGGCGGATGCGGGCAAGTTCGCCGTCGAGGATCCGGATGGAGTTCTGATCGGCGTGGCCACGGTCGGCGTCGAGTTCACCACCCATCTCACCTTCACGATTGCCGACGGCGCCGCCGATTTCGTGGCGGGCGACAGCTTCACCATCACGGTCGCGGCCGGCTCCGGTAAGGTGAAGCAGATCGATTTTGCGGCCACGGACGGCAGCAACGCCGCGTGCGGCATCCTGCTGCTCGACACCACGGCTCCGGATGGCACGGACCGGTCCGGCGTGGCCATAGTCCGCAACGCGATCGTCTCGGACAACGGCATCACGTGGCCTGCGGGCGCCACCGAGAACCAGAAGAACGCCGCCATCGCGCAACTCAAATCCGCGGGCATCCTGGTCCGCCAAGGAGCGTAACGAATGATCTTGAATCCTTTCGCAACCGACGCTTTCGATATGGCGGCGCTGACCGCCGCCATCAACAAAATCCCCAACACCTACGGCCGCGTGGAGCAGTTGGGCCTCATGACTCCGCAGGGCGTTCGCACCCGCACAATGATCATCGAGGAGATGAGCGGCGTGCTGAACCTCCTGCCCACGCAGCCGGTCGGCGCTCCCGGCACGCAGGGGACCGGCGGCAAGCGTAAGGTGCGCTCGTTCGTGATCCCGCACATCCCGCACGACGATGCCGTGCTGCCGGAAGAGGTCCAGGGCATCCGCGCATTCGGGTCGGAAACGGAAACCGACGCCCTCGCCAACCTGCTGGCGCTCAAGCTCCAGAACATGCGCAACAAGCACGCCATCACGCTCGAGTATTTGCGGATGGGCGCGCTCAAGGGCGTCATCCTGGATGCGGACGGCTCTACGCTCTACAACCTCTACACCGAGTTCGGTATCGCGGCCAAAACCGTGAGCTTTGCGCTCGCGAACGCCGCGACCGAGGTACTGCTGAAGGTGCTCGAAGTGAAGCGCCACATCGAGGACAACCTTAAGGGCGAGTTCATGACCGGCATCATGTGCCTCTGCTCGCAGGGGTTCTACGACGCCTTCACCACGCACGCCAAGGTGAAGGAGGCGTTCATGTACTTCCAGCGGAACCAGCAACTCGGGAACGACTACCGCACCGGATTCACCTTCGGCGGGATCACCTTCGAAGAGTACCGGGGCCAGGCGACCGATGCTGCCGGGACCGTGCGGAAGTTCATCGCCGACGACGAGGCGCACTTCTTCCCCATGGGCACCGCGAACACCTTCCGCACGTATTTCGCGCCGGCCGATTTCAACGAGACGGCGAATACGCTCGGCTTGCCGCTGTACGCGAAACAGGAGCCGCGGAAGTTCGGGCGCGGCACCGACCTGCACACGCAATCCAACCCGCTGCCCATCTGCCTGCGACCGGAAGTCCTGGTCAAAGGCACCAAGGCATGACCATGGCCGACTTTGCCTCCCTGCTGAACACCCTGAACCGCGCCGCGCTCACGGCGTTCGGCAGGGAGGTGACCTACTCGCCGCAAACGGGTACGCCGTCAGCGATCCGGGCGATTTTCCAGTCGTCCCACGAGACGGAAGAGAACTCGCCCGGCGTATACGGCGTCCTCTTTATTCGTCTCACCGCTCTGCCCGCGCCACCGGAGCGCGGCGATGAAGTCAGCATGGACGGGACCTCATACAAGGTGTTCGACATCGAGGCTGACACGAGTGGCGGCGCCGTGTTGCGGCTCCGGCAAACGTAGATGCCCTCTGTTCGCATCTGGCAGAAGAAGCAGATCCAGTTGGACCGTCTCAACTTCCGCCAGAACCAGATGTTCAAAATCGGCAACGTGGGCGTGGCGGCCGTGAAAAACCGAGTCGGAGCGGCGATGGGCCCGGAGGACTCGGCGGCCAAGCCCCTGACGAAGGCCTATGCCATTCGGAAGACCCGTCTGGGCAAAGGCAACCGCCGCAACCTGACCTTCACCGGCGACCTGCTGCGGAACCTGCAAGTGCGCTCCGTAAGCGAAAACCGGGCGCGCGCTGGCCTTTCCACGCGTAAAGACCGCATCAAGGCGTGGGTCAACCAGAAGATCGAGCCGTGGCTGGTCTTCTCTCCCAAAAACCGTGCGGCCGTGCTCGAGGCGGCGCGGCGCGTGATGGCTGAGAACGCGCCTCGTCTGGTGATTGAGCGCATGCTCGGCGGTAAACAACGATGATCGACGGTTCCGTTCTCCTAGACAAGCTGGTAGAGATGCTTCGGGGCATTCAGGACCTTGTCCTGGAAATGAACGGCGACCCGGAGCGGATTTTCGCCTATCACGATCAATACCCGAAACGATCGAGCGTGGCGCATGCCATTCATCAGATGCCCGTGCCTTCCATCATGGCGGTATGGCATGGCGACGGACCGGGCTTGTTCGGCAGCATCGACGTTTGGAAACACCATTTCAAGTTGTACCTACGAGCTCGTGAGACGTTCGATGACGACCCGCCGAACCCGTATAACCGGCTGTTTCGGCTGATCGTCAAGGGCGTTCCACAGGGTGCGGATGTTCCGATGCTGAACGCTACCGTACACCCTTCCTGCTATCCGATGGACTTTCCGTCGATTGAAAGGCAGCCGGATGCAGAGGGACTAGATTACTTCGAAGTTCCCATCACGTTTACGGAGATTGGAGATGACTGATTTCGTGTACATGCGCCCACCCTGGGGTGATGGCGAGATTCGAAAGGTTGAAGCGAAGCCCGAAATATTGACCCCTTTGATGGTCGCGGGTTGGTCCCAATGCGCGCCGCCGGCCAACGACGAGGAGATAACGACGAATGTCCACGACTAGGCTCCAGGAAGTATTGATCTGCTTCGGCAAGGCGAAGCAGGCCGACATCTCTACGGCCCAGGCAGCGGCCGCCATGTGGCGGTTCAGCAAGATCAACGCCGCGCTTGCCAACCCGAAACTCGCGACCGAAAACGATGCCGACGAGTACGGCAAGGGACACGAGTTCCCGACCGCGACCTACAAGACGGCGTGGGATGTGGGTGTCACGCTGGAAAAGTATCTCAGCGCTGAGATTGGCACGTGGGCCGTCTGCTTCGGACTGGGCAAGGTCGTCAAGTCCGGCGGACCGAATTTCGTTTACACCTGCACCCCTCTGATCCCGGCGAACGGCGATGCTGCCGAACTGCCCTACCTGTCGTACGTCGAGCAGATCCGCCCAGGCGCGGGCGTCGTCGTCGACCGGCAAGCGGTGGGGATGGCCGTCGAGTCCTTTCAGATCAGTGTTGGCTCCGGCCCTGGCCGCGCCAACAGCAAGATCAGCGTCGAACTGGTCGGCTCCGGCAAGGTCATCGACACCGCGACCGGTATAACGATGCCGGCCGCTACCGCCGAGAAACTCCTCCCGTCCGCTTCATTGACGCTCTCGATCAACGGCGTGGACTATGTGACCAACAAGAACATCGTCTCGCTCGAGACGGGCTGGAAGAACAACATCCGGATGGACTCCGGCTTCTTCCCCGGATCCGGCTTCCAGACCGCCGGCGACGGGTCCACAGGCGCGATCCGCGGCCGCCTCGAATTCGGCAACCGCGCCGGCAACCTCCGGTTCGTGGCCCGCTTCGAGAACGGATCGTCGGAGTACACGAAGCTCAAGGCACAGACCTCCGGCACGGCGGTCATCACCCTCGCGTACGACGCCAACAACTCCCTTCAGTTGACGTGGCAGAAAGTCACCTACTCGGTGGTTGAGATCGCGGAGACGGACCAGATCCTCACGGTCGCTGTGGACTGCCTGCCGATGTATGACTCCGGTAACGGCATCCTTACGGCGGTCGGCAAGACCACGGTAGACGGGATCTGCCAGTAAAGGAACTTCCATGGACAAAACCACTCCTGTTTTCGACGCGACCCGCCCGGTCGCGGTTCAACTCCGGGGCCCGGACGGTGTGAAAACCATCCGGGTCCGTTTCCCCTCCGACGACGAGTGGGTGGAAAGGCAGCGCCGCCGCAAGGTCATCGTCAAGAACCTCGGGCGCGGGGTGTCGGAAACGATGATCCCGAATGGCGAGGATATCGACGCCGCGCTCCTGTCCCAGGTCCGCACCGAGGAAGAACCCGAAGTCGATGCATTCGAGGCGCAAAAGGTCATCGAGCAACTGGCCACCTGCGACGTAGACGATGTGGTTCTCGTGGGCGATTCCTTCCGGGTCGTCCTGCGTGTACTCGGCGGCGCCGTCACGCACTTGCTGAAGATGCCGTCCGCTAAAGACGTGAACACCTACCGTCGCGGCTTTGCGCGAGTGCTGGATCTGCCGTACGGTCGCCAGGAGTTGACCATCAACGTGCGCGCGGCGGCCGACCTCTGGAAGAAGCTCATCGACGCGACCGAAGGGTATGCGGGCGATGTGCCCATCACGCACCAGGCCGTCGCGGTCAAAGCCGCCATCGATGCTCTCGATGCTTCCTTCCAGGAGGACCGGGACACAAATTTTTAGCCGGGGAGTGGCCGGAGAAGCCCTCCCTCCGCTACCTCATCCATTGGGCACTCCGGCGCGAGGAGTTGTGCGATCCCGGCTTGTGTCCGGACGCGCCGGAGGGTGGCCGCTGCGACCACTGCCCGCAGGACCAACTCGACGCGGCGCAGGCCTCCGAGGCTGGATTGCTCATCCGGCGTGCTCTCGAGCTGCGCGCGGCACTCAACCTCGGCATTCACATCACCTTGGACGATATCCCGGCCAACGAGTTCTACACCATGCTGATCCTGGACGACGAACGGGACCAGTTGGAACGCGAGCGGATCAACGCTCATGGCAAACAATAGCAATCAGATCGAGCTGGTCGTCACCGTCGAGGTGGACAAAGCGAACCAGTCCATCAGATCCGTCAATGCGAACCTCTCGGGCATCGAGCAGACCGCCGTGCGCGCCGCGCGTGGCGCCGCGCGGGGTATCGACGGCATGACGGCCTCGATGATCAAGGGCGCCACGGCTGGCAATCTGTTCGCGGACGCCATCAAGAAGGCCATCGAGACGGTAAAGGAGTGGACGGTCGATGCGGCGAAGCAGGCGGCGCAGGAGGAACGCGCCGCCGTGGTCACGCGCGCCCTCGCCAAGGCGCACGGCGACGGCGCCGCCGCCGCGCAGAAGGCAGTGGAGGCGATCCGCGAGGTCGGGTACACGACCGCCGACGCCACCACCAGCGTGCAGAAGCTCATCATCGCGGATATCGGTCTGGACAAGGCCAAGGGCCTCGCCAAGATCGCCAAGGACGCCGCCGCCGTAAGCACCGAAGGCGTCAGCGCGTCGGAGGCGTTCGAGAAGATCATGCTGGCGATCGAGACGGGCCAGTCTCGCGGCCTCCGGACCCTCTCGCTGTTCCCCGACCTCGCCAAGGCAGAGCAGGTCGCGCGATTGGAGGCGCAACTCCACGGCAAAACACTGGACGAGAACGAGGTCAAGCAGATCCGGTACAACGCCATCGTGGAGGCGGCGAAGAAGATCCAGGACGCGAACGCCGCCGCAGCGGGGACGGCCTCCGGCCAGATGAAGGCGTTGGGCCGGGAGGTCGAGGAGTTGAAGGACGACATTGGCAAGACGTTCCAGACGGAGTTGAAAGGGGTCGTCGGCCTCCTCCGCGGCATGGTGTCGTTCTTCGCGGACCACACCGATACCATCTCGAAGTTCGCCAAGGGCGTCCTGGTCCTGGCTGGCATCATCGCGACGATCACGGCGGCGACCAAGGCGTGGGCGCTCGCGCAGGGCGCGCTCAATCTTGCGATGGCTGTCAACCCGGCGTTCCTGCTGGCCGGCGGCATCATCGGCGCGGGCGCGATTATCTGGAAAGAATACTCCGACATGCAGGAGGGGTGGGAGAGGCGCTCGAAGCAACTGGAGACGGACGCGCTCCGGAAGGACGTGTTCTCCGGCAAGGTCAAGATCGAGGACCTGAAAAAGCGCGGGATGGATGACGACCAGATCCGCGAGTTGATCTCCGGCCGGAAAGCCATCCCCAGGGAGGAGTCCCCGTGGGGCGAGTTGGGCGCGGGCCTCCCCAAGATCAAAATCGTGGGCCAGCCGGATCCGGAGGACCTGAAGCGGCAAATCGAAATTCAGAAGCGGCAGAGGGAGAACGAGCGGTACTTCCGCGACCAGGCCATCGGGAACCGGCCCAGCACGATCATGGTCAACGGCAAGCCGATGGAGGTTCCGCTCTCCGGCTTCACCAAGGACGTGGCCGACATCAATAAGGAGATCGCCAACCGCACCACGTGGGTCGATGACAACGGCGAGCACCGTGTCCCGCTGACCAAGAAGGCGTGGGACTCGATCATCGAATACGCGAACAGCAAGTTGAAGGCGTTCCTCGGCAAGACCGCCGACGACAACAAGAAGGCTCTCGCGGATTACCTCAAGGACGAGGACGAAAAGCACGCGAAGGAGATGGCGTACGAGGCCAAGCGGTTCCAGGAGCGTCTCCAGCACGACACGGAGATCGCGGAGAAGAACCTCGACCATCTGCGGGACGTGTACGCCTTCGAGGAACAGCGGGCGGGCTTCGAAAGGGACGCGCGCCTCCGGCAGGTGGAAGGTCAGGACGCCGTAACGCTCCAGCAGAAGGTTGCGGTCGAGGCGCAGAAGGCGCAGATCGAGATCGATTACCTCCAGAAGGTCCACGAGGTGAAGCAGGCGCTTTACGACATGGACACGCGCCGGATGCTGCTGGAGGAGGAGTTGACGCTCAAACGGCTCGGCTTCCGGGCCGACGAGATCAAGGCGCGGCTCGATGAACTGGCGGGCCAGCGCAAGGAGATCCGCGACCAAGGCGACGAGGCCAACGATGAGGCGATCCGCGCGGCCCGCGAGAACGCCGCCAACCGGAAGGCGCAGATCATCCGCGAGCACAACCGCTCGATCTTCGAGTCGCTCAAGCAGCAGGCTGGCGGCGTGTTCGATGCGCTCCTCCAGAAGTCGCAGTCCGTGTGGTCGGCCATCGGCAACGCCTTCAAGACCGCCATTCTGACCGCGATCAAGGAGGTCGTCACCTCGCGGGTCGCGGCCATGCTCATGCAGTTGTTCACCGGCCAGAAGGTGTCGTTTGCGGGTGGCGGCGCGGGGCCTGGCGGGTCGGGTGGCATCCTGGGAGGGCTGGGCGCCTTGCTGGGCATCGGCGCCGTGCCGGTGTTCGGCGGCACGACCGCGCCTGGCGGCGGCGTGATCCCCGGAGTTACTCCGGGCACGACGCCTCCTTTCATTCCGGACGGCGGCGGGATGACCTCGAAGGCGGGCGCGGCGCAGTTCTTCAACTGGCAGAACATCAAGAACCTCGCCAGTTGGAAGAACCTCTACTCCGCGATGACCCTCGGCGGCGGCTTGCTGATGATGAGCGGTGTCCAGCGTGGCAGCGCACTCAGCACCATCGGCGGCGGCGCGCTCATGGGCGCGGGCATCGGCCTCTCCGGAGGTCCTATCGGCGCAGTTGGCGGCGCGGGCATCGGCCTGTACATGGATGCCATGCGGCGCGGCGGCGGGTGGGGCGTTGCGGAGGGCGCGG